GTTCGAGGGCGCAAAAGTTCGCTAGGTTTTCATCGCGCAAAACAGGTGACCAGACCAGCACATGGGCGCGTCAAAGAAATCGCGCGCGTGCCGGACTCGGCTGGTCTTTCGGTGACAAGGAGGGGTCATGGCTAACGGGGTGACGTCCTCCATCGTGGCCAAAACTCTCGGGATCGGCCAGAAGACGGTCAACCGTCTGGCCGACAAGGGCGTTTTCAGCTACAAGCGCGACAGCAGGGGCTACCGCATCTTCGACCTCGCCACGGTGCAGGCCGAGTACGAGGCATACAGCGACCCGTCACTCGTCGACGACGAAGACACCGACTGGAACGTGGAGCGGGCTAAGGCGGACACGCGCATCAAGCGAGCCAAGGCCGACATGCTCGAGCTCGAGCGTGAGGAGATGATGGGGCGCTACCACCGAGCCGAGTACGTGGCCGACGCCATGGACGAGCTCATCTTCGCAACCCGCTCGAAGCTGCTGGCGCTGCCCGGCAAGCTCGCGCCTGTCGTTGCGCCCATGACCGACCAGGCGGAGGTCTCAGCCGCCATCAAGCGCGAGATCGTCGCGGCGCTCGACGAGCTGGCCGGCTACAAGTACCAGCCGGGCTACTACCGCGACCGCCTGCGTGAGGAGATGAGGAAGGAGCCGATCGGCGATGACGGAGGTGACGCTTAGCGACCCGCGCGAGACGAGGCTCATGCAGGGGCTCGTCGCGCAGCGCGCGAGAAACTTCCGCGCGCCCAGGGAGATGACCGTCACCGAGTGGGCCGACAGCTACCGCCAGCTCTCCAGCGAGAACAGCGCCGAGGCTGGGCAGTGGCGCACCTCGCGCACACCCTACCTGGCCGACATCATGGACGCCTACACGCAGCCGGCAGTGCATCGCATCGTCGTGGTGGCATCCTCGCAGGTAGGCAAGACCGAGATGCTGCTCAACATGCTCGGTTACAGCGTGGACGTCGACCCGGGGCCCTGCATGTGGGTCACGCCGACCAACGACAACGCCGAGGACTTCAGCAAGCGCCGACTGGCGCCAATGATCCGCGACACGCCGAGGCTCAAGGCCAAGATGGCGCGCTCCATGAGTAGGAGTGCGCACAACACGATCCTCAAAAAGCGTTTCCCTGGCGGAATGCTCACGATGACGGGGTCTAACAGTCCCGCCAACCTCGCATCGGTACCGTCTCGCTACGTCTTCGCGGACGAGATCGACCGCTGGGCGAAGGACGCCGGCGGCGAGGGCAACCCGCTCGACCTGTTGGAGGCGAGGACGCTGACCTTCTACAACCACAAGATCGTGCAGGTGTCCACGCCAACGACGAAGGGGGCGAGTGCGATAGACGCGGCATTTGCCCTGGGGACGCAGGAGTACTGGGAGGCACGGTGCCCGCACTGCGGCGAGTACCACTTCGTCACCTTCGGAGACATCCGCTTCAAGTACGAAGAGACGGGCGGCGACGGCGCTGAGGCGACATACCACGTCCACGACATCGGCTACGTGTGCCCGGAGTGCGGGTGCATCTCTACCGAGGCTGAAATGCGGCGCACCGAGCACCGCTGGCAGGCGAAGAACCCGGAGGGCATCGCCAACGGCTGCCGGTCCTTCTGGATCAACGCCTTCAGCTCGCCCTGGACGAGCTGGACCTACATCATCACCCGCTTCCTCGAGGCGCGCGACGACCCCGAGAAGCTCAAGACGGTCTACAACACGCTCTTCGGGCAGCTCTGGGAGGAGCGCGGTGAGGTGCAGAGCGAGGGCGAGCTCGCCGACCGGCGCGAGGAATACGACGCCGACCTGCCTGACGGGGTGCTGTGCCTCACCTGCGGGGTCGACACGCAGGACAACCGCATCGAGTACGAGGTGGTTGGCCACGGCACCTTTGGCGAGACGTGGGGCATCGAGCGGGGCGTGATCTGGGGCAGGCCCGACGCGCAGGACACGCCCACCGACCCGTCCGTGTGGACGAGGCTCGACGCCGTCATAGACCGGCGCTGGGCCTACAAGGACGGCAAGACGCTCAGGGTCTCGCTGACCTTCGTGGACTCCGGTGGCCACTACACCAACGAGGTCTACCGGGCGTGCGCGGAGCGCATGGAAAAGCGCGTCTTCGCCATCAAGGGGAAGGGCGGCGAGGGCATCTCCTACGTCAACCCGCCAAAGAAGCAGGACATCGCGAGCCCGGACGGCAGGCGGCGCATGGCGTGGCTCTACACGCTGGGCGTCGACGCTGGCAAGCAGAAGATCATGAGCGCCCTCACGGTGGAGACCGAGGGGCCACGCTACTGCCACTTCCCCAGGGACGCCGAGCGCGGCTACGACGTCGCCTACTTCAACGGGCTCGTCTCCGAGCGCATGACTATGGACGCGAGCGGCAGGTGGCGCTGGAAGAAGATACCCGGCCACCCGAGAAACGAGCCGCTGGACTGCCGCAACTACGCGCTAGCGGCCTTCGAGGCGCTCTCGCCCGACATGGACGCGCTGCTGCGAGCCCGGCACGGCGTGGCCAAGGAGAGAAAGCAGGCCACGGCGCCCCAGCGGCGCATGAGACGCAGGAAACTATCGAAAGGGGTGAGCGTATGACGCCACAGGAGCGCAAGGCTGCGCTCGAGCGCGAGCTCGAGGCCGTGAACGACGCGATCCTCAAGGTGCTCGGCGGCCAGTCCTACAGCATCGCGGGCCGATCGGTGACCCGCGCGAACCTAACCGAGCTGCGCAAGCTGCGCAACGAGCTGCAGGCGGAGCTCGACGAGCTGGAGAGCACTGGCAGCACGCGCCGCAAGTTCAGGCGGGTGGTGCCCCTTGGGTAAGCTGATTGAGGCCGCATGGGCGCAGATTGCGCCCATCCACGCCGCCAAGCGGGCCGCGGCACGCCACGCCCTGCAGGCCATGAACAGCGGCTACAGCCACGGCGCGGCCAGCACGACCAAGACGAGCATGAAGGGCTGGGACTCCACGAGCCTGTCACCGCAGAGCGACGTGGACCGCAACCTGCGCCTTCTGCGCGAGCGCTCGCGCGACCTCTACGCCACCTCGCCGGTGGCCACGTCGGCCGTGAACCGCAACCTGGTGCACATCGTGGGCCCGGGCCTGCGGGCATCCCCGCACATCGACGCCGAGGCGCTCGGCATGGCCGAGGATGACGCAGCCGCCGCGGAGCGCCGCATCCGCACCGCCTTCAATGCCTGGGCAAGCGGCAAGGGCTGCGACGTGACCGGGCAAAACACGTTCTACGAGCTGCAGCAGATAGCGCTCATGACGTGGCTCTTATCTGGCGAGGTGTTCGCGCTCCACGACTTCGACGGCCGAGGTGGTGGCCTGCGCGTGCGCCTGGTGGAGGGCGACCTCTGCTGCAACCCCGGCGCGTCGACGCTCTCGACCAACGTCTGGGCGAAGGAGCTGTCCACCGGCAACCGCATCTACAACGGCATCGAGATCGCGCGGGACGGCTGCGTGGTGGCCTATCACTTCGTGAGCCGCTACCGCGACCAGGTGGGCGAGCCCACCGAGTGGGTGCGCGTGCCGGCCGTCGGTGCCCTCACCGGGACGCCGAACGTCTTGCACGTCTTCAAGGCGGACCGCCCCACCCAGTACCGTGGCGTGCCTTATCTGGCGCCCGTCATCGAGTCCATCAAGCAGCTCACGCGCTACACCGACGCGGAGATCATGGCGGCCGTCATCAACGGAATGTTCTCGGTCTTCATCACGACGGACAACGGCACCTCGCCCATCCTGGGCGAGAGCGAGGACGAGGACGGGCTGGACGAGGGCGAGCTCGCGCTCGGCAACGGCAACATCGCCACGCTGGCGCCCGGAGAGGGCGTGCAGGTGGTCGACGCGAAGCGCCCCAACAGCAACTTCGGGGGCTTCACGGACGCCATGGCCAAGTACATCGGCAGCGCGCTCAACATCCCCGCCGAGCTGCTCTTCATGCAGTTCAACGCGAGCTACAGCGCGAGCCGCGGCGCGCTCATGGAGGCCTGGGAGTTCTTCTCGCTCAACCGCACGTGGTTCTCGGCCGACTTCTGCCAGCCGATCTACGAGATGTGGCTCGCCGACGCCGTGGCCAAGGGCGTCATCGACGCGCCGGGCTTCTTCGCCGACGACCTGGTGCGCGCCGCATGGTCCGCGTGCGACTGGACGGGCCCCGCGCCCGGCCAGCTCAACCCCACCGTCGAGGTCAACGCGGCCAAGGCCCGCATCGACGCGGGGCTCTCGACCGGCGAGCGCGAGGCGCTCGCACTCAACGGCACGAGCTACGAGGAGAACCTCCGGCAGCTCGCGCAGGAAAAGCAGCTGAGGGTGACCCTCGGCCTGGACGAAAGCGAGGACGGCAATGCCGCAGACTAGGATCCCCGTGCACGGCACCATCGTCACCGACGACGACGGCTACTTCTACGACTTCTTGGCCGGCTGGGGCCTCAACTTCGACTACACGGCGCCGGGCAAGTTCCGCGCCGCGCTGGAGGCCGTCCCGGCAGGTGACAGCGTGCTCGTGGACATCAACAGCCCAGGCGGCTACGTGTCGAGCGCGGCGGAGATCTACGACATGATCTCCAGCTATCCGGGCGAGATCCGCTGCCACGTGACCGGCATGGCCGGCAGCGCCGCGTCGCTCATCGCCGTGGCCGGCAAGAACAGCATCGACCGGCTGGGCACGCTCTACGTGCACAACTCGCAGCTCGGTGGTGGCGTGCGCGGCAACCACAACGAGTTCGAGAGCGCCGCCCAGGGCCTGCGCGCCACCGACGAGAACATCGTCGCCGCCTACGAGCACAAGACGGGCCTGCCGCGCGAGGAGATCCTCAACCTCATGGAGCACTCGACCACTCTGAGCGCAGCGCAGGCCGTCGAGCTCGGCTTCATCGACGAGATCTCGGACAGCGCACCCAGCCCCACGGCCTTCGTGGGGTCGCACGGTATCACCGACATCGCGCCTGGCATGGCGGGCCTCGTGGACACGGGCAACATGACGCCCGAGCGGATCGAGGCCCTCGCCAAGGCGCTCTCGGAGCTGCAACTGACGGACAACGGTATCGCCGAGGGGAGGAACAACATGGAGGAAAACCTTATCGAGACCAGCGAGCCCGTGGACATCGAGCCGACCGAGCCCGAGGCTGCGGCCGAGGTGACCGAGGCCGCCGAGGCCCCGGCGCAGGAGCCGCAGGACGGCGAGCCCGCCGCCGAGCCGGTGGACGTGGCCGCCATCCAGGCGGAGGCCGTGGAGGCGGAGCGCAACCGCATCCGCGACATCCTCGACATCGCCGACGGCCTGCCGCGCGAGCTGGTGACCGACGCGCTCTTCGACCACCCGACCGACGCGGCCGCGCTGGCGCTCAACGTCCTGCGCTCGCGCCGCGAGGGCGACGCGCAGGCCGCCGCCACGTGGATCGCCAACTCCCGCAGCGACGCGCAGGAGTCCGGCGCGTCCAAGGTGGCCGCGCCCGTCACCGACCAGGCGACCGACGAGAAGGCCGAGGCCCAGGCAGGGCTCTCCGCAGCCATGAGCAAGAAGATCAACCGCTAGAAGGAGGGGCCAATGGCCACCATCACCAACCTCAACGAGACGGTCCTCACCCAGACCGCCGACAACCTCGTGCTCGCAGGGGAGCTGCCCCTGCTGCACAAGGATCTCACCATCACCAACCCCCAGTCCGTCGCCGTCACGCGCGGCATGGCCGTCATTAACGCCTCCGGCACCCTCTACGTAGCCGGTTCCAAGAGCAACGGCTCCACGATTTCTGGCGACATCGTCGCCGTCGTGGCAGAGGACATGGCACTCGACAGCACGAGCGCCACCCTCACCGTCGACTGCTACGTCTTCGGCGCCTTCAACGCAGCCGAGGTGACCAGCATCAACTCCCTGGACATCACGACTGCGGCCTACGTGCTCGGCGCACAGGGCAACGGCATCTACCTCGCGTAAGGAGCGTGACAACATGCCTCAGATTCTCAACACCAACGACCTCGTGACCGTGGTGCGCGACAACCGCATCGCGCCCTCCTTCCTGCGCGGCCGCTACTTCCCCACGGGACCGCGCGACATCTTCACCACGCCCAAGGTCTTCATCGAGCGCAGCGACGAGGGCGCACCCGCCGCGCCGTTCGTGATCCCCTACTCCGGCGCGCAGCTCATGGAGCGCGAGGGCTACACCGGCGAGTCCATCGAGCCCGCCTTCATCAACCCGTCCCGCGACATGACCATCGACCAGCTCATGAAGAAGGGCATCGGCGAGACGTACTACGACACGACCGTCACGCCCGCCGACCGCGAGCAGGAGTACCTGGCCGACGACCTCGTCTACCTCGAGACCGCCGTGCAGCGCACGCAGGAGTGGATGTGCGGCCAGATCCTCACCAACGGCTACGTCGACTGCGCCGTCGACGCGGGAGGCAACCGCAAGGTGCGCCTGAAGTACTACGACAGCACCTTCGACAACCTCGTCACCTTCACCGGCACCTGGTCCACCTACGGCATCTACAAGCAGATCTCCGAGGCCTGCGCCGACATCGACGCCCAGTACGGCCAGCTCGACCTCATCCTCGGCGCCAACCTCGTCATGCCCTTCCTGACCGACGCCACGATCCTGAAGCTGCTGGACATCCGCAACGCCAACTTCGGCACGCTCAACCCCGGGCAGGTCCAGCCCGACGGCACCGGCTTCCTCGGCCAGATGATGTTCGGCGGCCGCCAGGTGAACATCTTCACCTACAACGCCAAGGCCACCCTCTACGGCGCAAGCACCGCCACGTCCTTCATCGACCCCGCCAAGTACGTCGTGCTGCCCTCCACCGGCTTCGGCTGCACCAAGTTCGGCGCGATCACGCAGATGGAGGAGGAGGACCGCAGCTTCCACACCTACGCCGCCGAGATGGTGCCGCGCATCATCACCGACCCCAAGAGCAACGCCCGCACCCTCGAGATGGCGAGCGCCTGCGCTCCGCTGCCCTACAAGTGGGACTCCTGGCGCGTCTGCCAGCCCACGCTGGTGTAGGAGGTGACGCCATGGCCATCAGAGTGACGCAGGGCGTCATCGACGGCCGCTGGCGCCGCGGGGACGTGGTCACGTGCTACAGCGAGGCCGACGAGGCCTTCCTCGTCGGCCGTGGCGTGGCCGAGTACGTCGGCGCCGCGCCCGCGGAGCCGCAGCCCGAGCCCGCGGAGCCCGCGCAGGCGGACGAGCCGAGCTACAAGCAGCTGCAGGCCCGCGCCCGCGAGCTGGGCATCCCCGCCCACGGCAAGCGCGACGCCCTCGAGGCCGCCATCGCCGAGGCCGAGGCCGCGCTCGACGCGGAGGAGGACTACGACGAGGACGACGAGCCGCCCGCGCTCACCGCAGAGGTGCCGGAATGACCCTGCGCGAGACGATGGAGGCCGACGTCGACCTCGTGCTCGACACCGACGACTTCGCCGACGTCATGGACGTGGAGGGCGCGCAGATCCGCGTCATCCTCTCCACCGACGCAGCCCAGCAGCTGGCCGGCGGGGACGAGTACGCCCTCACGCTCGATGCCGTGACGATGGTGGCGGCCACCGTCGACCTGCCCGCGCGCAAGCGCCCGGGCGACCCCATCAAGGTGGGCGGGCACCGCTACCTGGTGCTGTCCTGGGAGGACGATGGCCGCGGCATTACCACCGTCATCATGCAGAGAACGAGGTAGGACCATGGGAGTCAACAACACGGCCACCTTCATCGACCGGCTCGCGCGCTGGGTCACCGACGAGGTGGCCCCGGCGCTCGAGCTCTACGCGCCCGTGGAAGGCGACCTCGACGGCAACATGCCCGAGAGGATCCACCCCAGCGTGCACGTGGCCTTCGTGCCGCCGGAGGGCATGCTCGCCGGCGACCGCACGGCCCCGTCGATCACCGTCCTGCCCACCGAGACCACCGAGGGCGTGGGGCTCGCGCGCCGCACCACCGTGGCGCTCTACCTCACGCTCTGGAATCCCGGACACTGGGACGCCGACGGCAACTTCACCGCCAGCATGGACGGCTGGCGCGACGTGGCCAACGCCATGGACGTCGTGGTGGACAAGGTCATGTCGGCGGAGACCATCGCCGGTCGCAGCATCGACTACACCGTCGGCATCACCCACGGGCTCATGAACCGCGAGAAGGAGATCCCGAGCTTCTACCCGTTTTGGCTCGCCCGCGTGACCTTCGTCCTGCAGGGCGGCGCACCGCTCAAGTCCCGAAAGACCAAGTATCAGCAGTTCCTATAACCAAAAGGAGGGACCATGGCAAACTACTTGCATGGCACCTACGGCGTGCTCAAGGACGCCGTCATCCAGTCTACGGAGGAGGCGAGCACCGCTGCGGTCATCATCGGCACGCTGCCGGTGCACCTCCTGCCCGACTACGACGGCACCGTGGGCACCCCGCTCTTGATGAGCAACGCAAGCGCGAAGGAGGCCTACGGCTACGTCTCCGACTGGGAGGACTTCACGCTCTGCGAAGCCGTCCAGGCGTTCTTCGCCGGCGGCAACAACATCGGGCCGATCTACGCCATCAACGTGCTCGACCCCGACACGCACCGCGCCGCCACCAGCGTGGAGGCCGACGTCACCTTCACCGGCGGCGTGGCTGTGCTCGACGACAGCCTCGCCATCGCCAAGACCATCGCGATCGCCAACGTGACGGACCTCGCGGTGGAGTGGGACTACGCGGCCGAGCACTACGTGCTCCACAGCGCCACCGCCACGGGCACCAAGACCGCGACCTACCGCCGCGTGAACCCCGACGCCGTGACCGCCGCACAGGTGGCCTCCGCCGTCGCCGCCGTGGACGACATCTACCCCGCCCACAACGCCATTCCGTCGCTGCTCCTCGCCCCGGGCTGGTCGCAGGAGCCCGCCGTCTACGAGGCGCTCTGCGCCAAGGCCCAGTCCATCGACGAGCACTTCTTCGCCTTCGTGGTGGCCGACCTCTCCACCGAGCAGGCCACGACCGCCGCGGCCGCCGTGGCGCTCAAGGCCACCAACGCCATGAGCTCCAAGTTCTCGAAGGTCTGCTGGCCCATGGTCGCCGACGCCGCCGGCACCACCTACCACCTCTCCACGCTCTTCGCACGCGAGATGGTGAGCAACGACCTCGAGCGTGACGGCGTGCCCTTCGCCACCGCCTCCAACACGGTGGTCTCGCTCGCCAAGGTCTGCCTGGCGGACGGCACCACGGTGCGCATGTACGCCGAGGACGGCAACGACCTCAACGAGCACGGCATCTCCACCGCCATCGCGTGGGGCGGCCAGCTGCGCCTGTGGGGCGGCCACACCGCCGGATACGAGTACGGCGCGGCCAACGACGCCACCGCCGTCTTCGACACCACCATGCGCATGATGGAGTGGGTCTTGAACGAGTTCCAGACCGCGTGGATCGACCGCATCGACGAGCCCATGACCATCGCCCTGCGCGACACCATCGTGGCCAGCGAGCAGGACAAGCTCGACGGCCTGGTGGCCCAGGGCGCGCTGGTGGGCAACCCGACCGTGGTCTTCCTGCAGACCTCCAACGAGGACTCCGACCTCATCGAGGGCAACTTCACGTGGGACTTCGCCATCACGCCTACCCCGCAGTTCAAGAGCGCCAAGGCCATCGTCGCCTACACGGCCGAGGGCCTCAACGCCTACATCACCGAGAGCCAGAGCGCCGGAGAGGAGGGCTAAGCCATGGCCTACAAGTACGTCAACAAGACCTCCGTGGTCGAGGGCACCTCCGTCTACGTCGGCAGCAAGATCGTGGGCAACGACCTCACCGTCACGCTGCCCGAGGTGACCGCCGTCACCGTGGACGTGGGCGGCATGATGGGCACCGTCTCCATGCCGCTGCTCCACCGCCTGGAGGACATGGAGCTCGCCATCTCGAAGGAGGGCCTCGACGCCAACTCCGCCATCCTCACCAGCCCGGGCAAGAAGGAGATCACGGCCAAGTGGGCCTACGACTCCATCGACAGCGCCGGCAACGTCACCGTCAAGGGCGGCAAGGCCATCATGACGGTGGTGCCCAAGACGATCTCGCCCGGCGTGGACCTCGAGCCCGGCGAGACGAGCGAGGGCGACCTCACCTTCGGCGTGCTCGTCTACCGCCTGTACCTTGACGGCAAGCTGGTGCTCCACATCAACCGCCTGTCCGGCATCCTCAAGGCGCTCAACGCCAAGGGCAAGCTGGTCGACTACTCGACCAACTACAAGAACCTGCTCTAGGGCCAAAAGGCAGGTCATGTAGGTCGACCTGCCGCCCATCAGGGCCTTAAAACGGCTTAGAACAAGCCGTCTACCTGCGGAAACGCAGGGAACAGAAAAGACGGGCCGAAAGGCCCCGGCGAGGGGTGCCAGGGCGCACCCCTCGCACGTTATCTGGCGCGAACAGAAAAGGAGATCCCCATATGCAGACCATCAAGCTCCAGAAGCCCATCCTCGTGGACGGCGAGCGCGTGAGCGAGCTCACCTACGACGCCGGCGCCATCACCGCCGAGCAGTTTATCGAGGCCGAGGCCTACGCCGCCAACATCTCGGCGGCCCGCCAGCGCCCCTACAACAAGGTGGCCGAGCTCGACAGCGGCTTCCACCTGGCGCTGGGCATGGAGGCCGTCATCGCGGCCAACGAGGGCTACACCCTCGAGGACCTGTCCCGCGTCAAGGGCATGGACCTGGTGCGCCTCATGGAGATCGGACGAAATTTTACGATGCGGTCTGCGGAGGAGGACGACGCCGAGGGATTGACCCTCGTCGAAGAAGAGGACGACTCCCCCGAGGATCAGGAGTAAGGAGCAAGGAGCTCCGCCGCGCCTGCCGCGACTACTGCCGCGTCTATCACACGGGCATGGAGTCCCTACTCTCCATGCCCATGCGGCAGCTCTGGGAGGAGCTGGCCGACGCGAGCGAGGAGCTCGAGCGCGAGCGCAAGGAGCGCGAGCGGATCGAGCGCCGCGCGCAGCAGAAGGCGCGCAGCAAGCACCACCACAGAAGACGATAGAGAGGCGAGTGCATGGCCAAGGAGATGAAGGCCGTAATCTCGCTGGCGGGCAAGCTGGACAGCTCGCTCATGAGCAGCATCAGCAAGGCCGAGGGCTCCATCGGCAAGCTCAAGAAGCACCTGCAGCCGATAGCCGCGGTGGGCAAGGTGGCCGCGAAGGCCGCGGCAGCCGTCGCGGGCGCCGCTGCGACGGCCACGGTGGCCATCGCCAAGGAGAGCTACAGCAACTACAAGGAGACCGAGCAGCTCGTGGGAGGCGTCGAGTCGCTCTACGGCGACCAGGCGCAGACCGTCATCGACGCGGCCAACACGGCATACAAGCGCGCCGGCATGTCGGCCAACGAGTACATGTCGACGGCCACGAGCTACGCGGCCGTCCTGCGCAACGCCCTGGGCGGCGACCTGCAGAAGAGCGCCGCGCAGAGCGACAAGGCCATCCTGCAGATGGCCGACAACTCCGCGCGCTTCGGCACCGAGCTCTCCAGCCTGCAGGGCACCTACAACAGCCTGTCCCGCCAGCAGTACGGAATGCTGGACAACCTCAAGCTGGGTGGACCAAACCGTTTAGCCCAGCCTAAACCCCGTGAAAACGGTGAAACGCTCGCGCTGGCGGCGTGAGTCAACACCGTGCCAAGCCCCGCAAGGGGAAGGTGTAACGACTATCGAAAGCACGCCCAGGCGGGCGGAAGCGAGTAGAGTACGCCCAAGCGGGCGGAAGCGCGGGGGGCCGCACGGCCAAGAGATAGTCTGATCTGCATGGCGACATGCAGCAGCCCCACGGGGCGGCGCGAGACCAGCGACCTCGCGTGAACGCACATGTACGGTGGTACCAAGTCCGAGATGGAGCGCCTGCTAAAGGACGCCACCAAGCTCTCGGGCGTGGAGTACAACATCGAGAACTTCTCCGACGTGATCGACGCCATCGGCGTGGTCCAGGACGAGCTGGGCGTGACCGGCACCGCGGCGAACGAGGCCGCCTCGACCATCGAGGGCTCCGTGGCCATGATGCAGGCCAAGTGGAAGGACTGGACCAGCGACCTCATGAACCCGGACGCCGACATGGGCAAGTCCACGGACGAGCTCATAGAGAGCGCCCTCACGGTGGTGGACAACATCATCCCCGTGGCCCAGCGCTTCGGCGAGCGGCTCGGGCCCGCGCTCGCGCAGGCCGCGCAGACGATCGTCCCGCAGCTGCCGGGCATCATCGCGCCCATCGCCGAGGGCTTCGTGAGCGTCCTGCAGGTCACCCTCGAGACGCTCATGCCGGGCGTCGACTGGGAGGGCATCTTCGCGGGCATCGGCAAGGGCTTCGACCTCATCAGCTCGCACCCCGAGGTGGTGGCCATCGTCGCGGGCGTGGCCGCGGGCTTCAAGGCCCTGCAGCTCGCCAACGACGTGGCGGGCGTGCTCTCCGCCTTCGCGGGCACCGTCGCGCCCATCGCCGCGTCCTCCGCCGCAGCAGCCGGCGGGCTCGGTGCGCAGGCCGCCGCCGAGACGGCAGCGGGCACCGCGGCAGCTGGATCCAGCACCGCGCTCCTGCAGCTCGGCGCAGCCGTCCTCATGGTGGGCGGTGGCGTGGCGCTCGCAGCCGCCGGCATCTGGGTCATCGTCAACGCGGCCACATCGCTCGCGGCAGCGGGGCCCGGCGCCGCAGTTGCCGCCGCCGCGCTCGGCGCCGCCCTGGTGGGCATGGCCGCGGGCGCGGCCGTCATAGGCCCCGCGCTCACCGCGGGGGCCGTGGGCATAGCCGCCTTCGGCGCGGGCGTGCTCATGGTGGGGGCGGGCATCGGGCTCGCATCCGCCGGAATCGCGCTCTTGGCCACGCAGCTGCCCATGCTCGGGGCCTTCGCGCCCATGGCCGCGCAGGGCATCACGCTGCTCGGCACCGCGACGCTCGCGGCCTCGCCCGGCTTCGCCGCGCTGGCCGTCTCGGCCGCCGCCCTCGCCATCCCCATGGCCACGCTGGCCGTCTCGGGCGTGGTGGTGGGCGCCGCCATGATGCTCATGGCCGCATCCGCCGCCGTCGCGGGGGCGGGCATGTCCGCCATGGCATCGGCCGCAGGGCCGCTCGCCGCGGCCATGCCGGGCCTCGCGGTCTCCACGGGCGCGCTGGCAGTGCCCATGGCGGCGCTCGCCGTGCCCATGGCCGCAGCAGGCGCCGCAGCCGTGGCACTCGGCGCGGGCGCCATCGCATCGGGCGCCGGCATGGCCATGATGGCCGCCTCCGGCATGATGCTCATGGTCTCCATGCCCGTGCTCGCGCGCCAGATGCCCCTGCTCGCCGCAGCGTCCGCCGCGGCCGCCCCGGCCATGGCAGCGCTCGGCGCCGCGACGGCGCCCGCATCGGCCGCCATGGCCGTGCTGGCGGTGGGCGTGGTGACCACCGGCGCGGGGCTCGCCCTCGTGGCGGCAGGCGCCATGGCGTCGACCGCAGGACTCACCGCCATGGCGGGGGCCGTCCCCGCAGCGGCCGCAGGCATGCCCATGCTGGCGTCCTCCTCGGCGATGCTGGGGTCGGCCATGGCCATGGTGCCGGGTCCGACCGGGGCCGCGGCCAGCGCCACCGTGGGCTACGCATCGAGCGCCGCGGCCGCGTCCGGCATGACCGTGCAGATGGCGGCCATGGCCACCGCGGCAGCGGCCACCCTCGCCATGCTGGGCGCGAGCGCCACGCGCGCGGGCGGCATGGTGCGCGGCTTCGCGTCGTCGGCATCCGGTGCGATGGCGAGCTTCGCGGCATCCGCGAGGAGCGCCGCGAGCGCCGCCTACTCGGCCATATCGGGGGCCGTCTCCCAGATGCAGGCCCGCGTCAACGGCGCACGCCTGCACATCTCCGGCATCTCGGTGGGCCCGCTGCCGCACTTCTCGATCGTGGGCGACTTCAACGCCAAGACCAAGAGCGTGCCGCACATATCGGTGAGCTACTACGCCACCGGCGGCTTCACGGACGGGCCCATCGCCATCGCGGGCGAGAAGGCCACCGAGGCCGTCATCTCGTTCGACCCGCGCTACCGCACGCAGAACCTGGGCTACTGGATGCAGGCCGGCAAGATGCTCGGCGTGGCGGGCTTCGCCACCGGCGGCTTCACCGACGGGCTCGCCGACAGCCTCACGTCGGGCACCTCTGCGCTCTCCTTCGCGGCGAGCACGAGCAGCTCCACGAGCGTGAGCTTCGACTTCGGGGGCGTGACCTTCGCGCCCGTCGTGAGCACGGGCGAGGGCGAGCGCGCCGACGTCATGAGCCAGCTGCGCGCGGCCGAGGAGGACTTCTTCGACATGCTCGAGGAATGGGTGGCAGAAAGGACGGCGGACTATGGCCTCGTACTCTAGGGTCGAGTACTACCAGGCGACCCAGACCGATACCCTCGACAGCATAGCCGCGGAGCTCTACGGCAACCCGTTCCTCATGAGCGACCTCGTGGCCCTCAACCCGCAGTTCTCGGGCTGCGTGGCCTTCGACGGGGACGAGGAGCTCAAGGTACCCGTCTACGACGACGACCTCACGAGCGCGTCGGAGACGGTGGCGCCCTGGAGGATGCCATGATCGTCACCTACCGCGACGCGGACATCACCTCGTCCGTCACCGTCACGCGCTGCGTGTTCGAGCAGCGCGAGGACGGGCGCCTGCCGACGCTCACCATCGACTTCGACGACTCCGCACGCACGTGGGACCGCTGGGGCTCGGCCAACGGCGACAAGATCTCGGTGCTCGAGGACTCCGCGCCCAAGACGGGCGACCTCTACGTGGCGAGCTGCGAGCCGCGCATGGGCACCTGGCGCATCCGCGCCACGCCGCTCAAGGTCGCGGACCACCCGCGCACCCAGTCGTGGGCGGGCGTGGGCACGTCCACCGCCCTGGCGCAGATAGCCGGGCAGCTCGGGCTCACGCTCGCGTGCCACGGCCTCTACGACGCCCCGCTCGCGTGGGCGCGCCAGGAGGGCACCGACATGGCCATGGCCCAGCTGCTGGCCACGCTGGCCGGCGCCAGCGTGGACGTCTATGACGGCACGATGCACGTCTGGGGCCACGACTGGGCCGTGTCGCGCGGGACGGCCGGGACCATCGAGCTCACGGGCGAGAGCGAGGCGCGCCTCGTGCGCCGCCGCCGCTTCGGGTCGTGCGTCATGACGCAGGATCCGGCCGAGGGCCGCGCGGCGCTCTCGTGGGAGTACGTGGCCGACGCCGCGCTGCCCGGCACCATGGCGCGCGTGCCTGACGCCGTAGCCTACGCCGACACCGAGCCCCTGCGGGTGGCGGCAAAGGCCGCGCTCGAGCAGGCCAACGCGCGGCGGGACTACGGCAGCGTGGCCGCCGACAGCCTGAGCCCCTACACGCCCGGCGTGGCCGTGCAGGTCACCAGCGACGTGGACCCGAGCTTCGGCGGCACGGCGCTCGTCACGAGGGTGCGCAACGACCTAGTCAACAAGAGATCTAAGACATGGTGGAGGGTGGTATAGATGGCCGGTATCAAGGTCAAGTGGAGGGACTACTCCTTCACCCTCTCGCCGACCTTCCTCACGTCCATCGAGCAGATGTCGCTCTCCAAGGAGTGGGACACCAGCAAGAAGAAGGCGCAGGCCACCGAGCTCACGCTGCCCGTCACGTTCCACAAGGAGCTCGACCAGCGCGGTGCCCTGAGCATCTCCGACAAGATAGCGGCGCTCAACTCCCGCGTGGGCAAGACTGGCGCCATCTACGTCAACGGCGTGCGCCTGGCGCACGCCTACAGCTGGCGGCTCGTCGGCGTCGACGCCAGCGAGGTCAACAACGCCATGGGCGTGCTCGACTCGGCGCACGTGGAGCTTACCTTCCGCTCGATAGGCTGGCCGAAGGGCAAGTCCTACTCCAAGTGGCTGGCCTCCATGAAGAAGGCCGCGACCAAGAAGACAAAGAAGAAGACCACCAAGAAGAGCAAGAAGAAGACCAACGCGCAGATCGCCGCCGAGGTCATCAAGGGCAAGTGGGGCAAGACCGCGGCGGTGCGCAAGAAGAAGCTCACGGCCGCCGGCTACAACTACAACGCCGTCATGAAGATCGTCAACGCGAAGAAAAAGAAGAAGTGATGCCAATGCTCGCAGAGGGTAACAGCAGCCCCGACGCATGCTCGTGGTGCCTGCTCAACACGCTGCGCGGCGAGGTGCCCTTCCGGCGCGAGATGGGCATAGCGCCCGAGGTGTTCGACCTGCCCTTCGAGGAGGCCCGCGCCGCCCTGGACGAGGCCGCGCGCGACGCGCTCGCCGACTACGAGCCGCGCGTGGACGTGGCCGAGGTCGAGATCGAGGCGAGCGAGGAAGAGTCGGCCGGCGGGGCGCCCTACACCGTGAGGGTGGCCGACGCCGACGCCGACAACTACGACGAGTACTGAGAGGGGGACGCCCATGGGGATCTTCCTGGAGACGGACGCCCAGACCATCTACGACGACGTCATCACCAAGCTGCAGGAGGGCTGCGGCGAGGTGCTGCCGGAGGGCGACGAGCGGCGCATCTTCGCCGACGCCATGACCGCCTACCTGCTGGCCGTGCTTACCGACTGCGAGGACGTGGCCAAGCAGAAGATGCTGGCCTACGCGCGCGGCGAGGCGCTCGACGCCATCGGCGAAATGTACGGCTGCGAGCGCACGGCGGGCAGCCCCGCGACCGTTACGCTCGAGTTCACGCTCGACGAGGCACGCCCGCAAGTGACCTACATCCCGGCGGGCACCGTGGCGGCCACGCCCACGGGCGTGCAGTTCTCCACCGACGCGCAAGTGGCCGTGCCCGCGGGCGAGACCACGGCCACGGCGAGCGCGACCGCAGACTGGGAGGGCACCGACGGCAACGGGCTCGTGGCGGGCTCCACCTTCATCATGCTCTCGTCGGTGGCCCACGTCGCCAGCGTGACCAACACCACCACCTCGTCTGGCGGGGTCGACGCCGAGGAGGACGACGAGGACGGCAACGCGCGCTACCGCGCGCGCATCAGGCTCGCGCAGCAGGCCGTCAGCACCTGCGGCACGCGCGCGGCCTACGAGTACTACGCCAAGCTGGCCGTGCCGAGCATCGCCGACGTGTCGGTGCCCGAGCCGGCGACCGCCAACCGCGTGGCCGTCTACGTCGTGGGCGAGGGTGGCACGCAGCTCACCTCCGCCGAGCTCGCCACGCTGCTCGCCGCCGTCTCGGCGGACGACGTGCGCCCGCTGGGCGACGTGGTCAGCGTGCACAACGCCACGCGCGTGGGCTACGACATCACCGTGAGCTACACCTGCGACGCCCAGGACGAGGCGGCCGTGGTGGAGGCTATAGAGGGGGCGAACGGCGCTATCGAGGCCTACGAGGAGTGGCAGGACGAGACGATCGGGCGCGACATCGCGCCGCAGAAGCTCATGGCGCTGCTCTTCGCCGCTGGCGCCGAGACCATCAACGTCACCTCGCCCGTGGCCGGATCCGTCTCCGAGACGCAGGTGGCCAAGGCCGGCACCGTCACCGTGACGCACCAGGCGGTGTAGCCCATGGCCACCAAGTACTACGACGCGAGCGCCGCGTGGCTGCTCCCCGCCTTCATGAGACGCGACGCGCTCGACTCCGCGCTGGCCGGCATCCTGGACGAGTTCGGGGCCGACCTGCACAGCATCACCAAAACCTACCCCACGTGGGGCCACATTGCGGAGCTGGACGAGGATGAGCTCGACGAGCTGGCCGAGGAGATGGCCGTCACCTGGTACGACCGCACGGCAAGCGTGGAGAGCAAGCGCGAGGTACTGGCCAACGCCCGGCTCATCCAGCGCAAGCTGGGCACGAAGTGGGCCATAGAGGAAGTGCTCAACGTGTACTTCCCGGAGTCCGAGGTCATCGAGTGGCCGCGCTACGGGGGCACGCCTGGGCACTTCCGCATCGAGTCCGAGTACGACACGACGGACACGAGCAAGATCAACCGGTTCCTGCGCATCCTGGGCAGCGTCAAGCGCGCCTCGCAGGTGCTGGACGACGTGATCCTCACCGAGCGCTCGGACACCGCGTGCCCGGTGCGTTGCCGCCTGTCCGACTACGAAACCGTCGCCATGGAGGTGATCCGATGACAACAGGCTACCGACACGGCATGTACGCCAAGGCGCTCGCCACCATCTCGAGGGGCAAGACGGCACGCTCCCCGGGCGGGCGGAGGCGCGGGCGCTACGTGATCGTCTACTACAACGAGGCACCTACGAGGGTGCGCGTGAGGGCCGGCGAGACGGCCGTCACGCACATCGACGTTATCAGGCAATAAGGAGGCAAGCATGAAGCAGTACGTGACCGACGTGGGCGCCGCGGCCATCGCGTCGGCAACCGCGTCCGGCCAGGCGCTCGAGTTCCTGGGCATGGCCATCGGCGACGGCGTCTTCTCCGAGTCGACCATGGATCCCACGGCCATGACCAAGCTCATCGACGAGGTGGCGCGCATCGACATCTCGGAGGTCCGCCGCAGCGGCAACACCATCACCGTGGTCACCGACGTCACCAACGACGACCTGGCGACCGGCACCAAGATCCGCGAGCTCGGCATCATCGCCCGCGTGGGCGGCAGCTCCGTGCTGCTGGCCTACGGCTACGACCTCGACCCCGAGACCGTGCCCGACCCGTCGGACTCCGACTACGAGCGCCGCTTCGTCTCGACCATCACCCTGGCGGACGACGAGAGCGGCGTCGTGGTCACCCGCGGCACTTCCGGCGTCAAGTTCGAGGTCGTGGACGGCCGCCTGAAGATGACAGTAACCATCACCGAGGAGGACTAAATTGTCTACCATCAACGAGTATTCGGGGTTCCTTCCCAACGCCGACGACATCGCCGCCGTCGCCAACTCGCTCGCGATCATCGCGGCCGACCACGCGGGTCAGGCACAGATTACGCCCGCAGCGCTCCACTCCATCGCTCGCGCCGGCATCGGTCCCCGCGCCTTCGCACCCGGCGACCAGATGACCGTGTCCTGGAACGACAACGGCTCTGCCGGCACCGAGTACGACGCGGACATCGACTTCGCGCACTTCAAGAACGTCGAGCTCCTGGGCGGCGAGGTCACGCCGGGCATCGTGCAGAAGTTCCATTACACGCTCTCCTTCGGCACCGAGTTCGACGCAGCAGAGGCCTTCTACGCCGTCCCCGCCGCAGGCCTGCCTGCCGGCAAGTACTATATCGAGTTCCCCGTCAATGCAGACAAGATCGAGGCTGGCATCTACGAGTTCACTACCACCGTGGCTCTCTCGGAAGGCGCCCAGCTCTGCATCAACGACAACGCAGCGCCCACGGTCAAGACCTACGCGACGCGCGGCGCCGCCGAGGTGACCGAGACGCTCGCCACGACGAAGGTCACGAGCTCCACCGGCACGAGCCTGGGGCAGTGCGCCAACAACGTGGTCACCGAGACGAACAACTGCTGGACCCGCGTCATTTACGGCTACAACCGCTGGTCGCAGTCGGCCATCCGCCAGTACCTCAACGCAGACGGGAGCGACTGGTGGGTGCCCCAGAACCCGTTCGACCGGCCGCCCAGCTACGCCGCGCGCGCCGGCTTCCTTGCGGGACTCCCCGCCGAGCTCGTGGCCGTCATGGGCAAGGTGAAGGTGCAGACGCTCACCAACTCCGTCGTCGACGGTAGCGTCGTGGACACGACCTATGACAAGGTCTTCCTGCCGAGCTTTGCCGAGGCCTTTGTCAACGACTCGGCGGCAGCCAAGGCAGTCGAGGGCGAGCCCTGGGACTGGTTCGTATTCCAGTCTGACAACGGTGGCGTGCCGCTCACAATCGGCACCACCTACCCGCAGACCCGCGCGTTCCAGATCAACGCAAAGACGACTGCGCAGTACGTGTGGTCGCGCAGCCCGTATCGGTCGTACGCGTACCTCGTGTACAACCGCATCGCAGCGGGCACTCCCAACTACTACACCGCGTACGGCACCAACGTGCGAGCGCGCCCGGCTTGGGTCATCGTCTAATCACCTAATCGCGGGGCGCCGCCGCGCCCCGCGTCCCACCGGAAAGGCGGATCTGAATGTCAGTAGTGGAGGGCAAGCGCAAGCCCAGCAAGCTGGAGGCGGCGATGATGGCACGGCGGCTGGCCGTGCACACCCTTCGGATCTGCGGCAACCGCAACGTCTTCAACCCGTATGTGCGCACTCGCACCGGCGAGGTCGACGAGAGCGGCGAGCCCATCTACGAGACCCACTACAACCCATGCTTCGACTCGCTCGTGAGCGAGCTGTGCACTGACGCGCTGGAGATCTCTCGGTTGGTCTGGAACGCGAACAACATCCGCGTGCGGACGAGGGTGCGCGACGGGCGCACCGAGTACAGCCAAATCGACTCCGGCAAGCGACGTAGCCTGCAGGACGACGCCATACGGCGCTGCAATGACCTGCTCGCTGACATGCAGGTAGCCAAGTCGGCATTCCACCTGCCCGGCAAGAAGGTCAGGCACTGGGGCAAGCTGGCAGCTGAGACACGCGAGAAGATCCGCGCATGGAGGGACTCCGACGCCCGCCGATACAGTGGGCGTCCCTAAGTCTGGGACCATGGCTGTATGTAGTGCGCAGAACGTGTGGTCGCGCAGCCCGAATCGGTCGAACGCGAACAACGTGTACAACCGCAACGCAGCGGGCACTCCCAACAACAACAACGCGAACAACACCAACGTGCGAGCGCGCCCGGATTGAGTCGCCACGGCGCAACGGAAGGTCTTCATGCAATGAGGATGCACGCGCTGTACTTCGACCCAAGGAGTCATGATCCCGAGCCCGAGAGGGCCGAACAATGCGGGGGAGACGGGCAAGACCTGCGGGCCTGCTGCCCTATCAGCTCCCCCGACCCCGAGAACGACCCGGTCACGGGATTCGACGCGCTCTACGAGTCCATGGAGCGCTGCAAGAGCGGGACGTCCTGGAAGGGCTCAGTGGCAAGCTACTGCCTCAATGGCATAGAGCGAACAAACAGGCTCTACGACCGAATAGCGGACGGCAGCTATCGCCCGCGCAAGTCGATGCACTTCAGGGTGACCCACCCGCGCGAGCGGGAGATCACCTCCATCGGCTTCGAGGACCGTGTCTACCAGCGCTTGCAGAACGACAACGACGTCTACCCGAACGTGACCAGGAGCTTCATCAGCGCCAACCCGGCATGCCAGCGGGGCAAGGGCACGGACTACGCCCGAGACCTGCTGACACGCCACATGCGGGAGGCGTGGCGCCGCCACGGTGACACGTGCGTGGTGGTGCAGACCGACGTGCACGGCTACTACGAGCACATCATTCCGCAGGTCGCCTACTGGCGCCTCAGCGAGAGCCTGGACCACGCAGGGCTCCAACGCGCGGTGCAATCGCTCGAGGCGGTAAAGCGCGGCCCGCGTGGGTTCGACCCCGGCAACCAGACTGTGCAGATCGTAGGCATCAGCTACCTCGACCACCTAGACCACTGGGTGAAGGAGCGCCTGCGCGTCCGCTGGTACCAGCGCTATATGGATGACTCGTACCTCATCCTGCCGACCATGGGCGAGGCTCGCCGCGCTCTCGACGAGCTGGTCGTGCGCTATGACGCCGTCGGACTGAAGCTCAGCGACAAGAAGACGAGGATCTACCCAATCACGGACGGCATCACGTGGCTCGGCTACCGATTCCGCTACTCGAGGACCGGCCACGTGATCATGTCCATCAAGCCCGAGGCGATCAAGGAACACCGCCGCAGCCTGCGGAGGATGGTCGCCCTGGCGAAGGAGGGAAGGCTCACGCGCGACAAGGTGGACCAGTGCTACCAGTCGCGCCGCTCCTTCCTCCTGAAAGGCGACAACCGGAGGGCACTGGTCCGGTTCGACCGTTTCTACAAGTCCCTATGGGAGGAGACAAATGAAGTTCAAGAAGGTTAGCGACTTCCAGGAGAAGAACCGCCAGGAGAACGCCCTGGCAGACCTCGAGGAGATGCAGGCGCAGACCCTCATGACCGCGATGCTCACCGACACCCTCATCATCCCCGACGAGGGCGGCGACGAGCTCGACAATGACGGCTTCGGCTTCAACGAGGAGGACTAGCATGGCTGAGAGCTACAAGCAGAAGTATCAGGCACAGCTCGCGGAGAAGCTCTTCCGCGCCGGCAGGATCGGCGACACGCAGCTGCAGGCGCTGCTCGAGCAGGGCGCCATCGCCCTGGAGGGCTACCAGCGCATCTGGGAGCACTACGCCGCCGACGGCTACGACATGGGCGCGCTCACCAAGGAGGACGTGGCCCTGCTCGTGGTGCAGGGCAAGATCGATGCCGACGCCTACGAGCGCGTCACGGGCGAGCCCTACGTCCCGGGTGATGGCGAGGGCGACTAGTGGAGCCCTGGGTCGTCCAGCTCGCGGTGACCATCGTGTCGGTACTCGTGGCCGTCTATGGGGCCGTTCGGGCCTCGAGCCGCGAGCACGTGGATGACGCCACAAGGCAGACCAACATCCTGTCCGAGATCAAGACGGCGCAGGCCGTCCAGAACGTGCAGCTGGGTGACATTCTCAGCGACGTCAAGGAGACCCGTGCCGACGTCAAGGCGCAGTCAATCGCCATCGGTAACGTGCGCGAGCAGCTCGACGAGGTGAAGCGCATCGCTGAGCACGCGGAGCGCGGGGCGAAGGCGGCGCACAAGCGGCTCGACGCCATCGACGCGCCGAGCAAGTACCAGCTGGAGGATGATAAATGACAGACGCAAAGCACCTGGACCCCGACGAGATCCCCTTCTTCGCCGCCAACATCGATGAGCCCGACTTCGACTACCCCATGCCGCAGACCGACGACCTGCCCTCCGTCAACTGGCGCGTCCGCATCCGCAACAAGGCATGGTGGCTGGCCATGGTGCCGGCGCTGCTGCTGCTCGCGCAGGCCGTAGGCTCGCTCTTCGGCTACAAGTGGGACTTCGTGGTCCTCAACCAGCAGATCGCGGCCGTCATCAACGCCGCATTCACGGTGCTGGCGCTCATGGGCATCGTCAACGACCCGACGACCGCAGGGCTCAAGGACTCGACGCAGGCCATGGGCTACGCAGAGCCGAAGGTGACGCGATGATCTCCGGCATCGACATCTACGACGGCGAGTATGGCATCGATCTTTCCAAGACCGGTGCCTCTTTCGTCATCGTCAAGGCAAGCCAGGGCACGACCGCGCAGGGCCACTACAGGGCGCTGGCGAACGCCGCCCTCAAGAACAGTCAGCTTCTGGGCCTCTACCATTTCGTGGATGTGCGCAAGGGTGCGGAGGCGGAGGCCGCCTTCTTCGCCAAGTGCGTCAGTCCCTACCTCGGCCACGCCGCGCTCTTCCTGGACTGGGAGAACAACGACGTCACCGGCCAGAAGAACATCACGGCAGGTCCGAAGTACGCCAAGGCCTTCCTGGACAAGCTCTACGAGCTCACAGGCGTGCGCGCAGGCATCTACATGAACAAGTCCTGCGCGACAGAGTACGACTGGACGGCTGTGGTCAAGGCGGGCTATCCGCTCTGGGGCGCCCAGTACCTCAACAAGTACTACAACAACCAGGTCTACGGCTTCGTCAAGGATCCCACGCTCACCACCGGCTGGGGAGCATGGGGAAAGCCCACCATCTACCAGTACACCAGCAGAGGCAGACTGTCCGGCTATGCCGGTGAGCTCGACCTCGACGTGTACTATGGCTCCATGTCCGACTGGGCGGCCATGGGTACCGTCAGGAAGGCCACGGCCAAGCAGGCCACGGCGAAGGCCGCCGAGCCTGCGACCGGTACCGTCGAGAAGCTCATGAAGCTCGCCTATGCGGACCTCGGCTACTACGCACCGAGCGACCCCGAGCCCGGCAGCAAGGCGGGCCGCTATTGCGCGAGGCTCATGGGCGAGTCGTGGCTCGCCGGTCCGAGCACCGAGATCTGGTGGTGCTGCATGTGGGTGTCGATGATGCTGGACAAGGCCGGGGTCAAATGCCCAGGCTTCCCGACCTACAACACCGACCTCGCATGGAACGGCGGAGCGAAGTCTCGCGCGATTGACAAGGCCGCAATCCGCCGTGGAGACATCCTCATCTTCGACTGGAACTTCAACACGACGGCCACCGACCACATCGGCTTCGCCACCGGTTCGCCCAGGAACGGATACGTCAACACCATCGAGGGCAACGTGGGCAACGCCGTCAAGGAGAAGGTGCGCCCGCTCAGCTCCATCCGCTACGCGATCCGGCCGAAGTACTCCGATGCAGCCACCCAGTCGGTGACCGCATCCACCACCATCAAGAACCCCACGCAGAACGGCAAGAAGCTCGATGTGGACGGCGTTGGCGGCTACAACACCGTCTACGAGGCGCAGGCCCAGCTGGGCACGGTGCGCGACGGTGAGATCTCCGGTCAGGTCAAGGGCAACTACGGGCATTTCGAGGGCATGGTGGCCGTCTCGTTCGGCGGTGGCGGCTCGCAGCTGGTGGGTGCCATCCAGAAGGTGGTCGGCGCCGCCGTGGACAACATCTGGGGCCCCGAGACCTCGACCAAGCTCCAGAAGTGGCTCATCGATCACGGCTACTCCTGCGGCAAGTGTGGCGCCGACAGCTACTTCGGCCATGACTCCGTTTGCGCCCTCCAGCGCTCTCTGAACGACGGGAAGTGGCGCGAGTGGACGGCGTAGACCACGAGTGGGAGTACCACCAGGACGAGCGCGACAGGGCCGTGGAGATAGGCGGACGGATGGCAGTCGCAATCGGCATCTTCTGCCTGCTGTGGCTCCTCTTCCACGTCGCGGTGATCGCCATGACGTTCCTCTACGAGTCGCTGGTCACTCTTGTGACCGGCATCGTGAGCATGCTCGTCTTTGCGGCATCCATGACGTGCTAGAGAACAATCACGCAGTCATCAACACAGGGGCCCTCGCTAGTCGAACGAGGGCCCCTTTCGCATGTCTGCAGGATCTTGTTGAGGTAGGATGAAAAGCGTTAGTTACGCTGCCAGTGGTAGGCCGATGGCATATGTACGTGCGCGACTGTAGAGCTTAAGTGTTCGCAAACTGCGTATTTTGGCCCACCAAATTGCCGACGTGCGAACACCGCTTTTATCTGCGGGTTCGCACGTTTTCATATAGGCACATTTCCTACGTGCGAACTCCAAATCGTCCCTGATGCCCTGAATGTCCTCCAGGGTGTATCCCTGTTCCTCGTCTGCCAGACCAAGGTTGAAGATCACCACGGCATTGCGCTTGTCGATGAAAACCTTGTCGATGAACGAGTCGGCCAGCAGCTTGCGATACTCGACGTTCTCCCTGCTGCCTAGGAGGAACGAGTCAAGAAACGCCCTGGCGCTCTCGGCATCCATGGTCGCGGACATCTCGGCCTCCTCGCGCGCAACCTTCGCCTCGAGCGCCGCAATCTCGTCCTCGATCTCCTTCATTGCGTCCATCACGCTCGACGCGGGGAGCCCGTCTGCGACTGCCGCCACAAGACGGTCGCGCCGCTTCTTATCTGCTTGAATCTGCTCGCGCCACTCTTCGGCCATCTGTGGCTGCATGGCTGACCACTCCAGCATGTCGGCCACGATGGCATCCTTTGCCTCGTCATCTTGCAAGACCTCGACGATGGCATCGATCACGGCATCCTCGACTAGCTGCGAGCTCACGCGCTTCCTGCATCCGCCCTTGTTCATGCACCCGTAGTACGTGTACTTCTTCCCGCTCGAGGACGTGCCAGCAGTGCCGCACATGGCGCGCCCGCAGTCCAGGCAGTAGCACTTGTCCGTCAGGACGTAGTCGTTCACCTGCTTGCAGCGCTTCATCGACTGCCTCCTCTTCCTCAGCTCCTGCACGGCCGCAAATGTCTCCTTGGATATGATGGCGGGCATCCCGCCCTCCACCTCGATGTCGCCGAAGTGGTAGACGCCCATGTAGGCGCGCTGCCCCAGCAGGTTTGACAACGTGCGCACGTCCCACCTGTTGCCGCGCAGCGTGCGCTGGCCCTCGGAGTTGAGCCATGCGCAGATCTCGTTACCGCTCGTGCCGGCAAGGTAGAGACGGAAGATCTCGCTCACGTAGAAGGACTGCTCGGGATCGATGACGAAGTGGTCACTCTCGTCCACCGAGTACCCATAGATCCGCACGCCGACGGTGCGCAGCTGCTCGGCACTCTTTCGCATGCCATCCTTCACCAGCACGGACAGGTTGCGGCTGTAGTACTCAGCGAAGATCTCGCCGATGGACTCACGCAGGAAACCGTCAGGCGTGTCCTCGAGCTCGCCCTCGCGCACCGACACCACGCGCACGCCGGCAGCTCTCAGGCGCCGCATGTTGCGCTTCGAGTCCTCCACGTTGCGCGCAAACCGGTCTTGCTTGTAGATGACCAGTGTGCCGAAGAGCCCGCGCTCAGCGTCGCGCAGGCAGCGCTGGAAGTCGGGTCTGCGGTCGTTGGTGCCGCTCATGGCCAGATCCTTGTAAACCGGACCCAGCGTCAGGTCGTGGCCCTCGCAGTACTTGCGTATGGCCTCGAGCTGGATCTCTATCGACTCCTCGCGCTGGCGGTCAGACGAGAACCGTGCGTATGCGGCAGCAATCGTAGAGTTTCTGTCCTTGGTCTGTGCTATCTTCTTTCTGGGCATGGCGATAGTCCCTTCCGCCGTGTTGCCTGGCATGGTGCCTACGCCAATAGGCACGCTGCGCCGCCCGATTTGCGAGGTCGGGCGGCGCATTCTTTTAGGTCCATTTAGCCGGTGTCTGCGAGATCAGACGTAGGTTTCCCCACCATCCCCTCTTGTGATTGTGCCACCGCCTCTATGGCCGCTCGCCCCTGGGGCGTCGCCGATCTGTAGGCATTGATAATGCGTTGCTCGTTCTCGGTGTAGATCGGTATGCCTTGCGCCTGTTTGGGTGCTTCGCGACCAGCAAGCTCGTCTAGGGTGCAACCGAGAGCGTCTGCAAACATCCAAGCCATAGCTAACGTGAGCTTGCTCGCTCCCTGTTCGTAATTTGTATAGGTGTATGGATTCACGCCGACGTGCTCTGCGAATTCACGCGCACTCTTAAAACCGGCTTTGATTCTGTACTCCTGCAGCTTGAACCTCATGAGTATGCCCTCCTTCAAACGTTACATTAGCGAGATTCGCTAATAAAATCAACACCACGTTGCAAAAATCAGTTGACATTAAGTTGTTTCTGGTTATAGTGGATTCAGGCTTAAGTGAAATCCACTAAAGCCAATTCATCACAGTGATGAATTGTTGCATGGTTGGTTGACAGGACCAACCAACCATGCAACCGCTCTTTGACCGTGAGAAGGGGTGAAGACATGACAGAAGCCGAGCTCAAGGCAGGAATCGAGCGCCGGGAGCAGACGATCAAGGGTGGCCTGCGGGCCGAGCGAAACCGCGCGAACATCTCCCAGGCAGACTGCGCAGCGGCCATCGGTGCCAATAGGGCGACCCTCAGCTCGTGGGAGCAGGGTGCCGGGTCCATCGGCCTGGAAGAGGCCTGGAGACTCGCCGACCTGTTCGGTATCACGCTGGATCAGCTCGCCGGGCGCAGCATTGCGCCTGCAACCGCGTAAGCCGCGCATACCCGCGATTGTCCCGCCCTGGTGCGGCTCTCTTCGCTCCGGGGGCGGTCACTCACAGGCAGGTCGTGCTCGGAGGTCGCAAGGGTCGCAGCCAGTGGCGGTCTCACACTCCGGTCACATGCGTTACGGCACGTGCGTCCCCCTTTACGCACGGCGGCGCCTGACAGAGCCGCACTTGGGCGGGGCAATCGCAGGAACAGCGGAGCGCCAGTCACGTCAAACAAGGAGCAGCACCATGGCAGACAACAGCACCTACACCTACGACGACGTCATGCAGGCCATCTGCTGCGCGCTGGCCTTCGGGTCGGACGCGGGGCTTGCCGCACGCGACGTGATTGACACCGGCGCCAAGGGCGAGGGGTCGCGCTGGGGCGTGGCACCTGACCGCTTCGGCGGCATCCTCATGCCCGGGGCCGGCAACACCATCCACATCTCCGGCGAGGCAATGCGCCTGCTGGCCGAGGCCGACCGGCAGTGCGACGCGCGCTGCCGAGAGATCCGCTATCACCTCGGCAACACCACCTACGACCTGCGCAAGGACGCATAGACGGCATTCATGCGCGTCTCCCGCGCGGGGCCGGCTGGCATCTTGACGAGCGAACATGCAGGGCCTCGGTGGCCGGAACAGGAAGAACAACCCGAGAGAAAAAGAATCGGGTCTGCATGGAAGGCCAGCCGTCCCCACGCGGGGGACATGCACGAAATAGCACGGATTGACACGAAACAGCACGGATGAAAGGGGACGAGATGGAAGGGACCAACCTCAACGAGGTCTTCCAGAACGCGATCGACAAGGCGACGGAGCCCGGGATTCTGCAGGAGCTCGTCGACGCCAAGGTGAAGCGGCTCGTGGAAGACTCCCTCGACAGTGCCCTCAAGTGGGGCGCGGCGCGCAAGGCCTTCGAGGCCAAGGTGTCGGAGCTGCTGATACCGGCCATCGAGCGTTGGGATGTGTCGCGCTGCAACGTGAAGCTGGAGACGCTGCTTGACGATCTGGTGCGCGAGTCGGCCATCGCCGAGCGCGCCGACATCCTGCGCCGCTTCAAGCTGGTCATGTCGAGCGACGGCATGCCTGAGAGCGTGACCGCAACGCAGATCGCCGAAGAATGGGAGAAGTGGGCCGCCGAGGACTTCGACTGCGACGGCTGGAGCGTCATCGATGGCAAGTACGCGGAGTTCGAGGCATACGAGGACGTCTTGGGTCGTGGAAGCGGGTACTCGCGGCTCTTCGAGTATGCGACGCTCCACTTCCATGTGGGCACCGACGCGAACGGCAACAACGACAGGCTCAACGTCCGCATCCCTATCTCGCGCTGGCGCGAGGAGGAGACCTGGACGGTGGACCGTCACCGCGACCTCAACGTTAGCGACCTGCGCAACATCCCCGACTTCGTGGTGTGGATCTACAAGCTCGCCCTTGCGGGCACGCCAGTAGAGCTCGACATCGACGGATGCAACGTCGAGTACATCCAGCCCGCAAGAGAACCCGAGTACGAGCTCTGCTAAAGAAAAGGCCGCTGGTACCAGCAGCGGCCACGGCTCAAGAGATTGGAAGACCAGATGAGCACGAAGACAAGTATAGCACCGCAGAAGGACACGAAGCGCCAAGAGCAGGCGCCAAGTCCTTACTTCCTCATCGACAAGGACGTCCGCAAGGGCTTCGGCCACATGCTCGGCATGCTGTGGCTGCGAGAGCTCGAGGCCAGGAAGGCACAGGTGGCGTGATGGGCTCGATCGTCGAAAGAATCTTCTGGGGCATCGTGGAGGCCGTCGACTACCTGGCATGGCGTGTCGGCAACGCAATGCGCCGCGACCAGCGCGTCGAGTTCGCCGTGTATGCGGTGGCAATCCTGATCATCCTCCTCATGTTCGGCTTCGCCGGCTCCATGGACTACGCGGACGAGCAGCGCGAGATCGCCTACTGGGCCGAGCGCGGCATAGAGATCGCGAGGTGGTAGCGATGGCGCAGCAACACGAGCAGGACGCAAACGCCAAACAGGACGACTGGATGGTCTGCTTCGCGCAGGAGGCCGTCCTCTACGAGAAGGCATGCCAGAAGTACGTCAACGACATCCTCAAGCTGCGCAGCAGCTACCAGGCACGGGACAAGGAAAGCGAGGTCTAGCGATGCAGTACGAGGTCATGGAGGTCGCGCTCGGCGACATCCTCTTCAACGAGAACAACCCGCGCAAGGACATGGGCGACCTGGAGACGCTGGCCGCCAGCTTCACGGACGGCGAGCCCTTCACACCGCCCATCGTGGCGCGTGACGGCCGCAGGTACCGCCTGTTCGACGGCGAGCGCCGCGTGAGGGCCATGCAGCTGCTGGGCACCGAGCGCTGCCACGTCAACGTCTACCCCAGCTTCGTGGCCGCCGAGGCCGCCATCGCCAGCATGGCCACCAACCTCAAGAAGCCGCTCGGCTCCGAGGAGCAGGCCAACGGCTTCCAGACGATGCTCGAGTACGACCTCTCCGACGAGGACATGCGGCGCGCCACTGGCATGGAGATCGAGAGGGTGCGCACCGTGCGCCGGGTGTTGGCCAACTATGCCGGCTCCTCCGTGCAGACCGACCTGGACGCCATCTTCGAGGCCGCCGAGTTCGACGACCCCGAGGAACAGCGGATGGTGCTCGAGGCAGGCAGCCAAGCCCACTGGAAGGCCCAGGAGATCCGCAGGAAGCGCAGCTGGGCCGCCAAGTGCGCCAAGATCCACGCGGCCATAGCGCGCTGCGGCGTGCCTGACGAGCGGATCAGCGACGAGCAGCTCGAAGATAGAGACCTGCCGGGGTCTATGGGGCTGAAATTCCTGGGCTACGTGACGGCACCAAAGGACGCGAGCACGATGCTCGACGGCTACACCACCGAGAAGGCCGCTGCGTGGCTCTCGGACCGCTCCTACGAGGTCGCATACCTCGTGTATGTCGACGCGGCCGAGGAGGCCGAGAAGCCCGGCGAGGCGCACAGGCGCCGCATGCAGCAGGCGCTCGACAAGCTGCGCGACTGGATCTCGGAGGGCCGCAAGTCCGCCACCGCCTGGTACGTGGCCGCCTACGAGCGCGACGGCGCGAAGTTCACGGCGCTCAACACGGCCGTCTGCAAGAGCCGCGCCAAGCTCGACGACCTGGACGAGAGCCTTGCCGACATGGTGGTCGTCTCGACGCCCTCGATGTACGAGGTCTGCAGGTGGATCTCAGGCGCCATCTCGCGCAACCGCTTCGCGCTGGGCTACACGGACTCCAGCATCTACATCTCGTCCTGGAACGGCGAGAACGCCGGCGCCGCGTGGTCTCTGCTGCAGAAGTCCGGCTGGGTGCCGCCCGAGGGCACGCCCGTGGAGCTGTGCGCCGCCTTCGACGACAAGGAGGCGCTCGAGAAGCTGGTGCAGAGCATCACCGGCGAGCAGGAGTAGCGGCCATGAACGGCGTCAAGTGGATTAAGCTCGACACGGGCATCTTCCAGAGCCCGAAGGTGCGCAAGCTGCGCAGGATGCCGAGCGGCGACACCGTCGTGCTCGTCTACATCGACCTGCTCACCATCGCGGGCCGGCAGGGCGGCACCGGCGAGCTCATGCTCACCGACAGCATGCCCTTCGACCTCGAGGACCTGTCATTCGAGTGCGACACCGACGTCAACACCATGCGCATGGCCATGACGATGCTGCAGCAGCTGGGCATGGTGTCCCTGCGCGATGACGGCTGCTTCGTCATCGACGGATGGGAGGACCATCAGGCGGTGGACGGCGCGACGCTGAAGAACCGCGAGCGCCAGCGCCGCTACCGCGAGCGGCAGAAGGCCAAGAAGCTGATCGCAGCCCCGCAGACCGAGGACGCAACCGCCGGAGAGTTCGCAAACTGCGAAGACTGCCCTAACCAGACTGGTGACGTTGCGAACACCGTAACGCATAACGTTACGCAAGACGTCACTGAATACACCCTAGAGATAAGAGATAAGAGTAAAGAGGAAGAGAGAAAAGAAAAGGAAAAAGAAAAGCGCGAGCGCGACGTCACGGAGGTCATCGAGTACCTCAACGCCAGGAGCGGCAAGCAGTTCCGCACCAACGGCAAGGAGACGAGATCGCTCATACGCGCCCGGCTCTCTTCCGGCTACACCGTCGACGACCTCAAGGCCGTCGTGGACTCCAAGTGCGTGGCGTGGGGCGCCGACCAGCGCATGCGCGAGTACCTGCGTCCCTCCACCCTCTTCGCCCCGAAGAAGTTCGACGAGTACCTGGCGAACGCCAGAGCGCCGGCCACGCCCGCGAGGGCGCCAGACGGGCAGCCCATCGACTTCTCGATCTACGACTAGCGAAGCGAAAAGGGGACCAGAAATGCAAATCGACCGAGAGACGCTGCTGAGGACCGGCATACCCGAGCGCTACTGGGCGGCCGACACTGACCTCGAGCTCCCGCGCGACAGGGGCCTCTACCTTTGGGGACTCGTGGGCAGGGGCAAGACCCACGCCGCCTGCGCCCTCGCGCTGCGCGAGCTGCGCAACGGCACGCCCGTCTACGAGGCCGGCACGCACGAGGTGGTGGCCTACCGCAGGCCCATGGTGCGCTTCATCTCCATGATCGACGCGAAGAACCGCGTGAGCGACACCTTCGGCACGAGGCAGAACCCCGCCGAGCTGCGTGCGATGCTGCGCAACTGTGACCTGCTGGTGCTCGACGACGTGGGGCGCGAGGACGCCAAGCCATGGGTGCAGGAGTTCCTGATGTCGGTCGTGGACGACCGCTACAACGCGCCCCGGCACCGCACCATCGTCACCAGCAACTACTCGCGCGGCGAGCTCGCGAAGCGCATAGCGGCCGGCGACGACGCCACCATGGCCAACGCCATCGTGAGCAGGCTCGCCCAGATGACGCAGGCCGTCAACATCACCGGCCCGGACAGGAGGATCCAGCAATGAGGTACGAGGTGGAGGTCGAGACCTTCGACACGATGTGGCTGCGCGACCACGGCTTCGTGGACGAGACCGGCATGCCGAGCAAGGAGAGCATGACCAAGCTGGGCGAGGAGGCCATGGAGTGCTACTCGGCCTGGGAGGACATGCGCAGCAGCCGCGCCAGCGGTGAGACGACCACCGACACGTGGCTCAGGCTGAACCACAAGCTGCTCGACGAGCTCGCCGACGTCATCCAGGCGGCGTGCAACATCGCATCGATCTGCGGGGCGAACCAGCACGACATGGCCATAGCACTCTACGAGTGCAGCGCCCGCAACGAGCGGCGCGGCAGGATGGGACGGAGGTAGACATGGGCAAGCGAACCGCAAGAAGGTGGAGCGAGGCCGAGGACCGCCTCATCCGCGAGAACCCCGGCAAGGGCCCGAGCTGGGAGGGATGGGCCGCGCTGCTGCCCGACCGCACGGAGGCCTCCATCGCCCGCCGCCGGCAGATCCTCGGCGTGCAGTTCGAGCACAGCGGCCGCCAGTGCGAGTGGCGTGCCGGGGCCGACGTCCAGCCGCAGGCAGAGGTCGAGCCCGCGCCGCAGTGGACCGACGAGCAGGTCGAGGCGCTGCTGGGCCACTCGCTCGCCATGGTCAAGGCAACGGGCCACAGCATCCAGGAGTGCATGGTGCGTCTCGCCGAGCTTGTGCGCGCATACCGGAGGGAGGCTGCGTGATGGCGAACATCGAGAACATGGTCAGGCAGTACCTCGTCAAGAACCACTACGACGGACTGTGCAACCCCGGCAACTGCGGATGCGACCTGCAAGACCTCATGGCCTGCTGCGAGCCGAACGGAACCGCATGCGAGGCCGCCTACCGCTTCGACTGCTCGCGGTGCATGGACGGCCCCGACTTCAACAACGACTGCCCGATGTGCGACGGAGACAACGACTACATGATGTCCACCGACATCGACTACTGCCACCCGATGTACGTCAGGGGTGACGAGTGATGGCCGCCAACAGGATGGACCACCAGCCCTGCCCGTTCTGCAGGGGCCGCGACCTCAAGGTCAAGAACCTGTGGCGCGACAAGCTCACCGGCGAGTGGACCTACCGCTTCGTGGCCTGCGCGTGCAAGGCCGCAGGCCCGCCGGTCCCCTACGACCAGGGCGAGGAGGGCGCGTGGCTGGCGTGGGACACCCGCGCCGAGCCCGAGCCCACGCTCTTCTAGGCGGTGGTCACGATGGCTACCACCACGCTGACCTGCGGCCGCTGCGGGCGCGAGACGTTCTGCCTGTACGTGCGCATGAGCATGTCCGCAGCCGAGCGCAAGAGGTACGGCAAGCGCTACTGGATCTGCGAGGACTGCAAGAGGAAGTACCGAACGACCACGAAGGTGGAGGGAAAGAATGCCTGAAATGGAGAACACGATCATCGCAAGGCTCGTCGACGAGAACACGCTCGACTTCAACGGGACGCTCTTCGTCCGAAAGTCAGGCGGCAGGTCCGACGAGGAAGTCCTGCTCATGCCGATGGACAACACCATGGCGCCAAGGCTGCGCTGCACCAACTGCGGCTACGAGCGCAACTACCACTACTGGTACAAGGGCTCGGGCTTCACCGAGCGCATCGTCGGCTACTGCCCGGGCTGCGGGTACCACATCCTGGGCACGCTGGGCCAGACCGAACGGCAGGGAGGCGAGCGATGACGCGGCGCGACGAGCGCGTGCACGACCTGCTGTACTCGTGCGACAGCAGGTCCGAGCTCTGCGAGCGCATCGCCGACCTCGAGGAGTTCGCGCGCGAGATGCTCGACGAGCTGGCCGACTACGACCCGGCCATCTGCTCTCGGCACGTCAGAAGGGCACAGGAGCTGGAAGTCAAGGAGGAGTCATGAACGGCAACATGAAGGCAAATCTCGACTACGCGGCGTCGCGCGCGCTGGATGCCGCAGCATGGATCGCCAAGAGGTCTTACCACGGCGTGGTGCAGCTCACGCGCAGGGGCGACGAGCTGGAGATCGTGGGCACCAACTCATACGTCCTGCTGTGCGCATCGGCACCGTGCGACTTCGAGGGCTGGCCGGACGGCGAAACCGTCAAGTTCTCCAGCGACAAGTACCGGGCAAGGTCCGTGGCCAAGCTCTTCAAGGCGGCCTGCAAGCATGCGCCATGCAAGATCTTCGCCACGGTCGAGGACTGGGAGGGCACCCGCGTCCTCGAGCTCGAGGCGGTTGACGCCGGGGAGTACAGGGTCATAGCGAGAATCAGCCTCGACGATGGGAAGCCCCTCAACCTGGAGAAGTTCGAGAACATGCCCGACGACGAGCACAAGGGGCATGTCGCGTCGACCAGCAAGACGTGGCACGAGATCGCCGAGCTCGTGCGCAGGACGGACATGATCAACACGACGTGGACGTTCCACGACAGGGGCCCGCTCCACGCCTTCGACCTGAGACGCCACGACGGCAAGGCCTACGTGATCGCCATGCCCGTAAGGGCCGGTGACAACGAGTAATGGCGATGAACAAGGACACCATCGACATCATCGACGCCATCGCCAACCACAACATGCAGCGCGCCCGCATGGCCGCCCTGGCGGCAGTGACCAACGACACCGCGCAGAGTCGCGAGTGGTGGCGCAGGGAAGTGCGCAAGAAGCTGGAAGCCGAGCCGTTTGAGCTGAGCGAGGCGCTGCCGAGCGACCTGCGCGGCATGCTCGTGGTGGAGGACAGCTCCAAGTTCCCCGTCGGCCGCTTCAACCTCGACTCGACCAACAGCGAGGTGGCGCACCACGTCAGGAAGGTACGCAAGGCGTGCGACCGCCTCGCAGCCATGGGCATATCCTACGCGAACGCCACCATGCTCCACGGCGAGCCGGGCGTGGGCAAGACCATGCTCGCGCGATACGTGGCCTACGAGCAGCGGCTGCCCTTCGTCTACGTGAGCTTCGCCCGCCTGGTGGATTCCTACATGGGCGCCACGGGAAAGAACATCGACAGGGTATTCAGCTTCTGCGAGTCGTACCCGTGCCTGCTCATGCTCGACGAGATAGACACCATCTCGGCCACGAGGACGTCAGCCCACGACGGCGCGGCGAAGGAGCTGGGCCGCGTGACGGTGACGCTCATGCAGCGCCTCGACCGCCTGAACGGCTCCATGATTCTGATGGCCGCCACCAACAGGATCGACATTGTGGACCCGGCACTCAGACGGAGATTTACGCGCGAGTTCGAGATCACCCGGCCAAAGGACTTCGGCGAGGTCCGCAGCATCATAGAGACGTTCCTCGACGACTGCGGGCTCCGCTACGACGTCGGGAAGATAGAGCGCATCGGATCGCAGTGGTCAGGCCCGTGCCCGACGCAGGACAGGATCATCAAGGCTCTCATCGAGTCCATCGCAGATCACGAGCTGCAGGGGCTGCCGAAGGAGCACGAGGTGAGCATCGGCTTCCTGCCCAAGATGATGGAGGTGGCCTCATGATGTGCGACGAGAGGACCAAGCCCGTCGGAGATGCAGAGATCTTCATGCGCATGATGGCCAACTTCTCGGACTTCGGGAGCTGGCGCATACGTGCGGCGGCAGCGCACGGGAGCGTGTTGCCGCCCATGGTGGCCAAGCTCGCCGGGAGAAACGGCTACGTCGAGGTCTGGGGCGGGCGCGCCCACCGCATGGAGGTCTGGTACGTCGGCAAGGACAAGAGCGAGACGCTCGTCGGCTACGACTGCACCTGCGTCGACGGCTCACTGCGCGTGGCCATCGCCACGGCCTGCAACCTCGCGGGAATCCAGCGCGCGCTCTTCTAGGAGGAATGATGATCGCAGGACTGCTCTGCTTCGCTGGCGGCTTCGCCTTCGGCGTGACCGTCATGGCACTGCTGGTATCCGGTGACGACAGGAGAGGATGATGTCGTACAGCAAGAAAGACGAGCGCCTTCAGGCGCTCACCGAGGAATGGATCAGCGGCCTGCTCTGCGAGTGCTCTCGCCAGCAGCTCACCGGCGAGGACGTGCGCACCGTGCTCGGTGCCACGGGAAGGGCGATGGCGAACATCGCCGCGATCTACGCCCCGCGCGACCCGCAAGCCGCGTTCGAGTGGGCGGGCCTACCGGAGGACGCGGCTGGCCACGCCATCTGCATCTCGTGCGCGCCGGCCCTGGCAATCGGTGACGTGGTGCGCGCCGAGATCCACAGCTCGGGCCCGAACCGCACCGAGCTGTGCGAGGGCACGGTGGTGGACGTAGTCGTAGGACGCTACCTCGCCAAGGGCGTGACGGAGGTCGACTACCTCCTGCGCTACGAGGAATGCAAGGAGCAGTGGGTCAGCCCGGGGCAGGTCGCCAGCGTCAAGGCGGCAGAGGGCTGGGCTGCGTTTGGCGGGGAGACCGAGCTATGACGGCGGCAGAGAAGGCCAAGAGGCTCATCATCGTGCCCATCGTCGCGCTCGAGCTCGCCCTCGTCATCGCTGTCGGCAGCGTGCGCGTGGTGGCCGCCTTCACGCGGGGGCTCGTCCGCCATGGCTGAGGTCAAGGTCTGGCGCGACAGCAAGACCGGCAACTGGTACGCGCGCCGCTACCTGGGCACGACCGTGGACGGCAAGCAGCGCAGGCCGAAAAAGATGCTGGTGGGTGCAGAGACCTACGCCGAGGCGAAGGCCATGGCCGACGAGTGGAGCGAGTCGCTCGACGTGAGCTGGCTCTCGCAGAGCCTGGAGCTCTATGTTGGCCACGTCGAGCACTTCGGCTCGAACCGCGCCGTCGGCGGACCGAAGGCCAACACCACCGACGCCTACCGCAGGGACATGGCCAAGGTGCTCGACATCATGGGCGACAAGCCCCTGGCGAAGGTGAGCACCATGGACGTGGAGCGCATGAACGTGTGCCTGCGCGAGCGAGGCGTGAGCAACGGCCACGTCGAGCGCATCGACCACTTCCTCTCCGGCGCCTTCCAGTACTTCGTGCAGATGAAGATGGTGGAGGGCAACCCCGTGCATGGCGTGCGCGTGTCGCGCGCCGACGAGGCAAAGCTCAAGCGGATCCCGCTCGATGACGCCGAGCGTGACCGCGTCTACGCCGCCGCAGACTACGCTCTCGCCCATCTGGGAGAGGAGCGCTGCGACCTGCGCGAGCTGGTGCGCTCGACCTGCGCATGGCTCGCCCTCAAGACCGGCATGCGCGTGGGAGAGATCTGCGCCCTGCGCCGCCGCGACCTGGACAGCGACCTCGACGGCAACGCGAGCATCGTGGTACAGGGCACCATAGTGGAGAAGCCGAGGATGCACCGGCAGGCCATCACCAAGAGCAACCGCGACCGCCGCATATCGGTGGGCCCCGAGGTGGTCGAGCGCCTGCGCGCCGTCATGGCCAAGGAGGAGGAAGAGCTGGGGCCGATGGGCCCCGACTCCCCTCTGCTCACCTGGTGCAGCACGTGGGCGAGGCCCTCGACCGTGAGCGGGTGGGTGAGCGGAAACCGCGAGAGACTTGGGCTGCCCAGGCGCACGACCTTCCACACCTTCCGCCACACGCACGTCTCGTACCTCGCGAAGCGTGGCGTGAGCATCGTCATCATCTCGCACCGTCTCGGCCACTCGTCCCCCAGCATGACGCTCGACCGCTACTCCCACATGTTCGCCGGCGACCTCGACAGAGCGGCAGCGGTGGCCATGAGCGGCGCCAACCGGCAGTGACCCTGGAGTGACCCCGACCCATGACCACGAGAGCAGATAACCGCAGCATGAAGCCCGAGATACGAAGCGACGCACAGATAACAACTTATTATGACAAGGAGACCAAATGAACGCCCTCGCACTGCTCAAGATGGCGCGGATGTCCGCCGAGGAATGCGACCTGTGCACGCTGGCCGACCGTGCCGACCGTGAGGGCATATCCGTGGGCAGGCTCACCATCGGGAAGCCGATAGCGAGGGGCGGGAGCTCGAAGGACTGGACGGACCGCCTCATCTCGATCATCGACCCCAGCACGGACCGAGGAATGCGCGGCCGCATAGCCGAGTACGCGCGCGGCGTCATGGACGGGGCATGGGAGCTGATCGGGCTCGTGAGCGAGGAGATGGGCGATGACCGCGCCGCCCGAATGCTTGCCGAGTACTACCTCGAGCCCACGCACGACTGGCAGGACGTGGCCGGACGCATGGGCAAGTCGGAGCAGACGCTGCGCGCCTGGCGCAATCGCGCGTGCTCGTGGCTCGACGCACGCTACGCGATCGATGTGTCGGACGGCGGAGCCGTGACCGTTCGCCGGACGAGCAGATAAGTGGCGAGACCTCGGCAAACGCTGCGGCGCCGAGCCGCTGGCCGCACGCTCCACGAATCCGACACTTGAAACTTTCGCCGGGTCTCTGATATTTTCTACCGTGGCAAAAGCCATGAGGGTCGAGGGCATCACACCTTCGGCCCTCTACTTGTCTCGAAACAAACCGGGGGTCTTCCGAAAAAAAGGGTGGGGGGGGTATCCATGGCGCGCTCGATGATTAGCGTGGACGTAGCCAACTACGACCAGGTCTGCAAGGAGCTGCGCGAGGTACCCAAGGATCTGGCGAAGGGCGTGCGCCGCGTCAACATCCGACTCGCCAAAAGCGGAGTCAACACCATCGTCCGCAACGAGGTGACCCGGGTCTACAACATCAAGAAGGGTGACCTCAACGCCGAGAGCGCACGGCACTACGACCAAGTCCAGACCATCAGCCTGGCGGGCGTCTCCATCCCGTTCTTCAACGTGACCTACACCGGACGCATGCTCACGCCGAAGCACTTCGGCATGACGCCCAAGGCCCGACCAGGAAACACCCCACCCTACGTCTTCGGCAGGAAGGGTGGCCGCAACTACCGCGTGAGGTGGAAGCCCTTCCGCGCTGGAGGCCGCGAGGTGTTGACCGCAGACTCCGGCATGCCTGCGTTTCTCGCATCGGCCAACAATGCGGAGCTCGCCTTCGCCCGTCTCGGCTCGACGCCCATGCCCATCGAGGCAATCAAGCGCCTGTCCGTGCCCATCATGATCGAGAACGAGAAGGTCTCGCCGCAGATTCAGTCCGAAATTGAGAAGCGGATCGAGAAGGAACTGGCCCGCATCATGGGCTAGGGGCCCGGGTAGCATCGAAAAGGCCGAATAGGTTCTTTCGGAAGCACAAAAGCCGGTGAGGTTCGAGGG